ATCCCCAATATCACCCCCAATATCACCCCCAATATCGATTTCGTCTTCGCCAATAACTAAATAATTTGCATCTATTTTTTCCAATAATGCATTTTTTAATTTTATAAGAAAATTTCGTGTCTCTACAAAAACAAAAATTCCATGTTTTTTTGGATTACCAAATTCATCTAACATAATATTATTTGTTTTTTCTTCAAAAATGGTTTCATTATTTAACGCAATAATTTCATTTACAAGTACATTTAATCTATATGGATCATTTAAAATATTATTTATTGTCATAATTGACGATATTGTGCCCGATGGGGTTAATACTGTATCGCAGTATGGATCACATCCTTCATATTTAATCATTTTTACCTCTGCTTTAAAATTTATACTTGTTATATCAAATCCTGGAATATCTTTTGCATAAATAACACCACCCAAATGTAATAAAATGTATTTATCTAATTCATCTGGGCGCTCCAATGGTGTTGCCGATAGTCCTAAAACATATTCTGTTTGTGATAGCCAAAGAGCCTCTAAATTACATTTGCTATGATATTCATGCGCTTCATCTAAAATAATAACTGAATAATTATTAACAAAATATCTATCTTTTTTTCTAAATGTATTTACTATAATAATATCAATATCTGATATTGGCTTTTTTTTCATTGTTTTAGATTCAACTATTTTTTCAGATTTAGTTTCATTTTTATATAATTGTACAATTAAATTTGGGTACATATCATTAAATTCTTCTTTCCATTGTTCAGCAATTGCTTTTGTTGGTACAACAACTAACGATTTTTTTTGAATTTTTGCAATAAATGCACAACCAACTCTAGATTTTCCTAATCCTGTATCCATTTGCAAATAAGCAATACCATGTGTTTCTTTAGATCTTGAATATATATATTCAACGGCGGATTCTTGATATTCATATAATTCTTTTACCGCAATATATTTTCTTTCATCCAATGTATTCTCATTTTTATCTAAATTATCAATAATTTCAATATTTGAAAATATTTCTTTCAATCTTAATAAAAAATATCTAGGAAATACAACATATCTTATACCATTATATATTGCCATCCTATATGCCTCAATTATTTTTGGAGGCATACAATATGATGACCCACCATTTCGCCTTGTTTGTTTTTCTTTAATGGTTAATTCTTTTAATATTTTTTTATAATTTGGAAGTTGAAAAAACATATCTTTTGGCACTAATACCCCCATATATGTGATTAAAGCAACCAGACTCATCTTTATATTGTATATGATTTTATATTTATAATATAACTATACAAATATCAAATATATAAAAAAAAATATAGTGAACAAATATATTATATTGCATTTAGTGTAATGGATAAACTTAATATTTGTTACAATATATAAAATTATTTATGGTGGTTGGCATCCTATTGTGCTACGTATTTTATTAAATGCAGTCATACATCTTGACCCATCATCTTGGCACCAAGCACTTGCATCACCATACTTATTTCTACCACAAATATCACCGGCTTGTTCTGGGCCACGTTGGTTATAGGGACTAGGGACTGCACATGTCCCACTACCGTGACATAGTGCCGTTTGTCCAAATTTATTTTTATTTGCATATAAAGCTACGACCGCCCTAGGATTTTTTATAATTTGTTGATTAGTAGTATTTGTAGTATTATTTAAATTGTAACAAACTAAAATCATTAAAATAATTACTATTATTAAAATAATAATTGAAATTATTAAAGAAGAAAGTTGTACTTGATTCATATTAGATTTTTATATATATATAATAATAAAAATATTTATGCAAAAAAAATATAGTGAACAAATATATTATATGTTTTTTTGTTTTTTGGGAGTCTAATATATTTGGAAGAATATTCTTCTAAATCATGTTTTTTGTTGAACATATATTATAAATATATGTTCATTTTTGAATAAATAAATAAATTTTTTTTAAATTGAATGCTAAATTTTTTTAAATTGAATGCTAATTTTTTTAAATTGAATGCTAATTTTTTTAAATTGAATGCTAATTTTTTTAAATTGAATGCTAAATTTTTTTTAAATTGAATGCTAAATTATTTAGCATTATAAATAGTAATAGATAAATAGTAATAGATAAATAGTAATAGATAAATATAAATTATTTACATTATAAATAGTAATAGATAAATATAAATATATACTTATATAAAGTATACTTTAATATTTAATATACTTTAATATACTTTAATATTTAATATGTGTGACAGCATTTATTCTTTATTGCAAAATTCAAATTATGAGTATATGATATTGCAAACTTCAAGAAATAAAATAACAAGAGTAATTAAAAAAAAAATGTTATTAAATATGCTTTGGGATGAATTGATATATCAAAAAAATATTGTAATTGTAAAATTAAATATGTATATTTTAATTAAAATAGAAAAATTAAAACCAATACTTATAAAAATACCAAAGCCAAATTTAGAGATAAATAATTTATTTTATTATGAGTTTTATTCCTATTTATCCGTAATGAATAAAAAAAATTTAAATATATATTATGATATGTATAATATGGCATTACGTAATATTGGATTTAAGTATATAAATAAATATGATATTATAACAACTTTTTGCCAAGGTATTATTTATACAAAATTATATTTAATGCAATTATGTAAAAAAAATAGTATATTTGCATTATTAAATATGGATATTATTTCATATATAAGTGAATTTGTTCCATATTTTTACTCAAAATATGAAACAAAATATATATCAAATAAATGCAAAAGTTGTTATCATAAATTTCATGCAGGAATTTTAACAAATTATCATCATGTTAATGAAAGTAATATATGTGGATTATGCAATTGCAAAAAAAATAATCATAGTATACCGGCATTAATTTGTCCTTCAAAGTACCAAACTTCTCTATGTGGGTGCAAATACTCTACACATTGTATATGCTCAAATGAGAATAAAATAATTTTATCTCATCATATATTTGCAACACTATAACATTTTTCAAAAAATGCTAATCCCTTACTTTTTTGTTGTAACAACTTCGGCACATTTCAAGGATATAAATATGTACTTCATGATTGCAATCGGTACATTGACTAAAAATCTACGCCGGCCATATTATCACTTTCATCTTCACCATTTATATCATAGTCAATATTATCACCAGAATAATCTAAATCTTCATTTTTTACCCTTTCCTCATCTTCAAACCCAGATACTTGATCTGAATCAAATTCATCATCAGTGACGTCTGTAAAAAATTTCCAATTAAAATTAACCGGTATAGATAATAATTTTTGATTATTTATAATTCTTGTTATAATAAATTTGCCAAATTCCATACATAAATTATTAATATTTGTCTCACTAAATTGTATATCTTCACTTTTTATCTCCTCAGATACTTTTGATACCCCCTCAGATATTTTTACTATAAAATATGATAAGTGCAAAATAGTAAATCTAAAAATTTCATTTGGTGGTAAAGTATTTTTAATAATATCATAATCATTATTGTATTTTTCTGAATCTATTTTTGGCAAATATTTATGTAAATTTTTGTATTCATATTTTGGAATTTTTGCTTTTTCTAATATTGTAAGAATTGTATGATTTGGTATTTTATCGGCATTCTTTAATAATGAATACATGGTAAATAAATATCTAATTTCCGAATCCACATTATATATTCTAGCATCAAATAACGATTCAATTGGTTCTATTTTTGATTTATTTCCAGCAATAATATCATCAAATAATTGAAATTGCGTACACCCAATTAATTCAATGGTATGCACATTTAAAGAAAATAATTTTGATAATTTTATAACCCAAGAAAAATCAATTTCTTTATCAATTAACTTACCTTTTTTACTGTTTTCAGTAGTTTTACTGTTTTCAGTGATTTTACTGTTTTCAGTAGTTTTACTGTTTTCAGTGATTTTACTGTTTTTAGACTTAATAATGGCATTCATTGATTTAAATGAATCGTAATATTTATTATAATATTCTTTAGATTTTGAATCTCTATTAGTTATATATTTAACATATAATCCACATTTTTTACATTGTTTATTATCCCAAGCATGAATATCACCTTCTGGGCACCTTGATTCATAAAAAATATAAAAACCATCAATTTCCGCCAATGCAATTAATGATTTTTTTATTTTTTTTACATCTAATGTCTTGGTATTTAATTTACAAATTCCACATATAGAACATTTTACATCCAATACAGGATCTGACCAATTATCTTTTTCCTTTAATTGCTTTAATGTTAATTCTTCATCTTCATAGCAATATATATCCCATTTATGCTTTATTCCAGATTCATCATATAATACACTAATTGGTACATTTTGGAATTTATATTGACAAGGATTTTTTGATTTTAATGAAAATTCTGAATTTGAATGAAGATATTTTTTTGCCAATATAATTTTTTGTTCAATTTTTTTAAATTGATATAATTTTGTAATATATTCATCATATTCTTCCTTTGAAAATAATTTTGTTATATATTCATGAAATAACTGATACCCACCATAATAAATTGCATAATTATAATTTTTTTGAATAACACTTGTTGTATATTTTTTAATATTTAATTGTAAATTTTGATCAGATTTTTTGTCTGACTTTTGATCGGATTTTTTGTCTGACTTTTGATCAGATTTTTTGTCTGACTTTTGATCGGATTTTTTGTCTGATTGCAATTTTTTGTCTGATTGCAACTTTTTGTCTGACTTTTTATTAAACCAATTTATACTATCTTTTTTTAATTCATTTATTTTTTCAGTGTCTATATTTGGTAAAAATAGATTATAATAAAAATTAGTTTCTTTTTTTTTCATTAAAAATTCAAAATTATCTCCAATGATAGTGATATGTTTTGTTGACATATATTTTTTTACATCATTTTGTATTTCTTCAGGGGATCTACCCAATACTTTAGTAAACATTGCATTTTCATTATATGATATAATATATGATTTTTTATCGGATTTTTTATCGGATTTTTTATCGAATTTTTTATCGAATTTTTTATTTAAAACGTCCCCATTAGATATTATATCATTTTTTTCCCATTTATTTTTTTTTCCTTCAAGGATAACCATATATTTTGCATATTTATATATGCTATCTACAACAGAAGTTTGTTTTACTAATTCTTCTTCTATGTTTTTTATATTATTTGTCTCTATGTTTATATTTTTTACAATATAATGATACGCATCAATAAATTTTTTATTAATGTATTCAATTTTTAAATCTAATTGCATAATGAGCAATGAATATTTTTTTATAATTAATTTTATCATTTCTTCCGCGTATTTAGAGCTTTTAGTTCCTATTTTTAGCCCATTAAAACATATATTTTTATTAATGTTAATATAGTGTAAAATATACGCATAAGAAAAAATAACACAATAAAAATATACTAATGGATCAACTTCAGAATCATCCTCTTTGCTTGTAATTATTTTTTTTGACATACTTAATTTATTAATTATATCATATAACAAATTAGTTGCATCATTAACAAATAATTTAGAATTTGTTAATGTGTCAAATTGAACAAATTGCATTGTATTTGTCAATACCGACCATAATTTTATTTTAATTTCATTATTTATGTCGCCAAATTTGCTAAAATTACTATTATAACTCATTTCATTACTTACTTCGGCAATTTTTTCACTACAGATAGAGCAATACATATTAAACAAATTTTCACCATCTTCTTTTGTGACGACTTTATTTATATATTTATCCATTAATAACATAATCTCATCATATTGTTTTAACTGTGAAATTGCAGTTAATTTATCGATTACATGTGGGCATATTAGTGGATATTGGCAATTTTTACACATTAGCCAACCATTTGTGGGTTTTGTATTATCAGAATATGATAAAATTTCATTTATTATCTGTGGAGTATTTATACTTTTTGATGATCTTAATTTAAGACATAGTTTTAAATGAGGGCATGAATTTGTTGAATATGATTTAATCCGTGCCATTTGATTCTCATAATCTGTATCAATAATTTCTTTTTCATATTTTGTTAATATTTTATATATATCATCTAAATGTGTTACTGGATAAACTAAATGATTTAATTTAGCTTGTCCAAATTTATTTATTATTATATGTAAATATTTCTTAATTTTAAACTCATTTTCTATAAATTTTTTTCTAATATAATTACCATTATTGATTTTTTTTAATTTATTTATTACATTATTATAAAATTGACTAATTAATTCATTTTTATTATCACATAAAATATAATACAATACACCTAATGCGTTAAAATTATATATTTCAGAAATTGCATACATATCATATCGTTCTATTATTTTCATATTTATATCTTTATACCCATATATATCATATATATTTTGCAAAAATGAAATAATATCTTTTTTATATTCTTTTGGTAGCCATGGGTTATAATTTACATAATCTTGTACAATACAATTTGTTATATTTGATTCATTTTTAATTGAAGTAAAAGAATTTTTAATTGAAGTAAAAGAATGTATGCAATACCCATTTAATGAAAATTTTAAAATATCAATATTTTTTTTAAACATATATTTATAATTTTCAATTGGGATAATAATATTTGTTCCAATGCTTGCTGTAAAAAATTGTTTTTCTTCATTTGTGTTAAAATTTGACTCATTTAATTTGTTATAACTAGATTGATAGTTATAACTAGATTTTATTTTATAAAAATATGATAATATTGACATGTTAAACATACCATTCTGTAAATACGTATCACATCCTAAAAATTCCAATTTATGAATTAAATTATTATCCACCATAGATAATAATTCATAATTTTTAGATATTAATATACCCGTAATTGATACCATCTCATCTTCTGGCAAATATAATATTTTATATATTTCTTCTTCATTTGATTCAACTTTACTCTCTTTACTTTGCGTATTTGTCTTTAATTTTGTAAATTTTTTATTTAAATTTGTAGAAAAAAAATTATTATTTAACAATACAATAGTTCTATATGGCAATTTTGTTTTATATATATTTAAATTTGATTCTAAAAATGCATCATTACCAAACATATCAATTATTGGAATTAAAGATTTATTTTTTAATAAATTTCTCAAATCAATTGATATAATATTTTCTAATTTTGAATTAAACAATTGATATGGCATAGATTGTAGATTTTCTGATAAAATTTGAAATGAATCAATAATTGGCCTTACTGAAGGAATTTCCTCCACAATAATACTATTTGCAACTTCCAAATCATCATAGTCTATATTTGCAAGATCAATAATTTTTTTTTGTACATTTATAATTTTAATTACTTTTTCTGACATGTTTTTTTAAAAAATTGGACAAATTGAATTTTCCAGAGTTTTTATATTTGATTTTGTTATATTATATATATAAAAATATATTTAAATAGTGTCTATTAATTATATTGATTATTAGAGCAATGGAAGCAAAAAGAAGCCCAATTGCAATTGATATTAGGAGTGTTGAATTTAATACAAATTATAACAAATATGACCATTTGTCCCAATATCCTTTATTAAATAAAATAAAAGAGGATGCACATGCTATTCCAGCACGAGATGCCCCAGCATTAGATGTCCCAGCACTAGATGCCCCAGCACTAGATGCCCCAGCATTAGATGCCCCAGCATTAGATGCCCCAGCACTAGATGCCCCAGCACTAGATGCCACAGAATTAGATAGTATTCCTTTATTAGTAGAGCATATGCCTAAAAAAATGCCCGCATTAGTTAGTTCAATTGTTCCAATAAAGCATTCATTAAAGAAATCTCGACAATTAAAAAATTTAGAATTAAAAAAAACTCCAGATATTGGAAATGTAACATTTTATTATGAAAATCCATATGGATTTACATATTTAAATGATCGCAGGTATGTTACTAAAATGGATTTTTCCGATGTGGAATTAACTAAAGATGAAAAAAAACAAAAAGAAAGTACAAAATATATTATATGCGATAAAAAAAGCAAGAATGCTGGTATTATTTTAGATTCTAACACTGATAAATGTTTATCAGTCCCACCCGCACCATTATTAAGAAATTTAAATAAATTTGCCATAAATAAAATAAATCAATTTTTAGAAAAAAAATTATATGATATTATTAAAATTGAAGATGGTACTATAATAACATTATATAGTTGGTTACATCCACAAAATGGATTGATGTGGTCAATGGCATCAAATAATGGCTATGATGTATCATCTTATAAATGGATGGGTAAGTTATCCTATGCGGAAATTGTATATGATTTGGCAACAAGGCTATATCCAGAATTTAAGGAAATAACTGGGATGAATATAGAATATATCCCACATAAAAATACAATAAAAACTATTTTAACCTTTGAAAATTTAGATCCAAAATATTGCTATTCAATTGGATTTAGGCATCATAATTTCCATCCTATGAAAATAGATAGTGAGAGGATGTGGCAAGTACAATATACTGATTTATCTGAAACTTTACCAAAAGTATATTATGGTGGTATATTCCCAGAATCTATTTTACCAGTTCAAACTGTATATAGTTATTCATATTTTTCAAAAGATGAAAATGTTACATATTCAAAAGTAAGGCTAAAAGGAGAATCATCTCTTATTAATACTTGTATTGCAATTGAAAAACAACAAATAGAAAAAAGCGAACATTTTGATACAGATGAGGGCAAATATGGTGAAGATGAAAATAAATTTATTGCGCAAAATGGATTTATTTTTAGATCTAATGATTTAGAACAAACTGGTAATTTATCAAATTTTATTATTGAATATAAATTATTTGAAGCAAATAAAAAATTAATATATATGCAATATAAAGACAAAAATGTCAATGAGGTAAATAGAATGATATATAATGCAATGAGGGCATTTTTAAATGATGAACGGTATGATATCGAAATCTCTATTAAAAATCAATTTAAACTCCTCTACCCAGAATGGAATAACATGTTTATTGATTTTGATGAATTTATTAATGGATTATCTACAATTACCATGCATAGTATTATAGCAACAGAATCAACAACTGCTTTACCAATTGTTGAACGATTAAAATTTGGAAAATTAGTTGTTGATGGTGAGCAATTTAATAATATTTCAAAGGAATTTGCAAAAATGATTAAACGTAAATTTTATCAAAAAAAACAAATTAATATACATAATCTAGAAAAAATTGTTAACAATTATATCAAAAATCCCATATATGCATCTGTATATATTCATATGTTTAAGTAATGGTTTTTATATTTAAAAACGGATTTTTAGTCACATTTGAATTTTAATTATTCGAATTTATATTTAATATATTAATTTATATTTGATATATTAATTTATATTTGATATATTAATTTATATTTGATATATTAATTTATATTTGATATATTAATTTATATAAGAATGAATTCTTTTTTTGTTGGGGCTAAATCAAATCCATCCTTTTTGGTTGAGGTTATACCTAAAAAAAAATTAATAAGTATTTATAAACCAGATAAATTTAGTAAAAATGAAGAATTTTATGAAAAATATTCTCTTGGTAAATTATTAATTGATACTAAATACGATAGTATTATTTTTCTAAAAAAGCCAATTTATTATAAAAAACATTTATATACCCCAAAAATAATTGTAAAAATCAAAAATAAATATATATGCATATCAAAAACTATAAATAATAACTACAAATAATTAAATTATTATTATCAAATTAAATAAATTATTATCAAATTAAATAAATTATTATCAAATAAATAATATATCAAAGTATATAATAGCCTAAAGTATTAAATTTAAAATGTTGCACTCTCCAGATGAAATGCTAATAAGTGAAAATGGTAGGAATGATAATGCCTTAAGATATAATAATAAAATAAAAAAAAATGTAAATGTTGTAAAAAACAAAATATTTAATAATAATGACGACAGGTATGACAGGTATGACAGGTATGACAGGTATGACAGGTATGACAGGTATGGCAGGTATGGCAGGTATGGCAATCAAGATTTATACAATCAGTATGATAGCAATTATTTATATGATAGTAGGTTAAATACAAATTTGCCAATTTCTTTAAATTTTGCAAAAAAAAGTATTATATCAGTTAAAGATTTATTTGATATGCATTTATTGGAAAATAATATGAGATTATTTGTCACAAAAGATTTACACCCTTGGCAAGTTATAAATATAATACATAAGCTTGATATAATGAATCCAAAAGATATTGGATATGAAATATATGCAGATTGTATATTGCCAATTTATCTAGATTATCAAGATAAATTCACGCTTGCAAATTAATTTATCAGGATAAATTCACGCTTGCAAATTAATTAATTAAATTTATTATTTTTTTATAATATATTATTATATATAACAAATAATTAAATTATTAAATATGCAATCAGATGATACCGATACAAAACATTTATCATATCAAAAAAATAATTCAAATGCCCAATACAATTCAGGAAACGCATCAAATCTTCGATTTATGACAGCCTTGGGAAATAGTGGACTATTTCAACAATTTGGTACTCCAACATATCAACACGTTGAATCAAATGGAACACATAATTATAAATTAGCCCCATTTGAACAAAGTGGCCAACAGAGTCGACCTAAACTAATCATGAATGGTGGATTTAGGCATAAGGACACAAGCTCAGCATAATTATTTATTTTTCTAATTGCGCAATTCTTTTTTCTAACATTCTAGACGAAAGTGCTAATTTATGAATGTTTTCATTTAACCCATTTACAACTAATTCTAATGTTTTTACCATTGTTAATACACCAGCATCTGGTTTTATATAAATTTTTTCTATATCATCATAGGATACAATCCATTGATAATATCCTTTTAATTTATCATTAAAGCCATTTTGTATTTTAATATATGTTTTTTTTTCTTTATTTAATTTTTCCGGTTGATTTGGGTGTTGTATACTATCATTTGAGATAAAAACATCAAATGGGTTTTTAGATACAAATCCACCAGATCTAAATTCTCCAGTTTTTAGATAATATCTTATATGTGTACCATATCTAATTTGTGGCCAAATTTCCGGAGAAACTTCTAAATACCCAGTTAACTTTTCATCTTGTTCTATTTGTGAATATACTCTTGGAGCATAATTTTTAGGCATCTCATCTACTTTTTGGGTAGAATTTGATCTCTTCTCCTTTGCGGAATTTGACCTTGACTCCGTAGACTTTGATCTTGCATCTGTTGAATTTGATCTTGCCTCCGTAGACTTTGCCTTGGCTGGAGGTGTCTCATTTTTTTTTGCATATTTCTTTTTTGCACTTGACATACTATATACTTTATATACTTTATATACTTATATACTTTATATACTTATATACTTATATACTTTATATTATACTTTATATACTTATATACTTTATATTATACTTTATATTTGAATAATATATCTTTATACTTTATATTTGAATAATATTTGGTGAGAAAAAATGTCTAATGGAACAGATATAATTCAACTTTATAGTGGTAAACCCCCTATTACAATAGAAATTCAAGGTCGTTATAAAGAGCTATGTATACAAATTTCTAATGGTAATATTACATCAGTAAAAAAATGGCTAAAAAAAAATTTAGGCCAAATTAATGAAATTATTGTATTACAAATAATAATGCAAAATTTAAAAAAAACTAAAAACATTCGAGAAATATTAAATTTAATTATTAACCATGGAATTGATATAAATTCAATTATTCAAAAAAAAGAACATAATGAAATAACATTATTATCAGTGTTTGTTAAATATGATAATTGTGAATTAGTTGCAAGATTAATTGATATATGTAAATCATTAAATATAAAATTACCTATGAATTCAGCACCCATACAATTACCACCATTATATTATGCAATTGAAAACCAAAATATTGCAATGATTCAATTATTATTAGAAAATGGATCAAATCCAAATTATATAGATATTAAATATAATGCATCTTCTATAGAATATTTAATATCAATGAAAGATATTGACAATGGCGATATTATCAATATATTAATTAGCTATGGTGCAGATATTCATTATATAGACAATGGTATATCTATGTTATATCTAGCAGTACAAACAAATAAACCACAAATTGTATCAAGATTGCTTGAAATGGGTGCAGATCCAAATATACCGGAAATGCATTCTGGCGATAATATATCTCCATTATATATGGCAATACAATCAGGATATACTGATATTGCCCATGTCTTAATTGATTATGGTGCAGATATTAATTATTCAAGTGTCATTACTGCAAAATCACAATTACTAACACAAAATATGTTATATATATCAGTAAAAACAAATAATATAGAAATTGCCAAACGATTGCTTGAACAGGGTGTAGATTTAAATTTTAAAACAAAATTTAATCATTTAATTGTTATGCCATTAAGATTAGCATATGAATTACAAGAAGAGCTTGATAAATATGAACTACAAGACAAACTTGACACACAAGAAGAACTTGACTCAAAAGAAGACTACACTGATATGATTTCAATTTTAGAGCATTTTGGCGCCAAAAGATACATTTGCAACAATACTAAATGTTATAATGATGGAACAAATGGATGCTCAAAATGCAGAAAAGCACAATATTGCTCAAAAGAATGCCAACTGGCACATTGGGACGATCACAAAAAAGATTGCAATGCCCTTTGTAAAAAAAATAAATTGAACTCAAGATAAAAAATAAACTATACTTTTTTGTTTTTTTATCTATTTTAAATATATTAAATGTATTTAATTTTTTATCTAAATTTTTTTTTATCTAAATTTTTTTTTATCTAAATTTTTTTTGTCTAAATTTTTCTTTATCTAAATTTTTTTTGTCTAAATTTTTCTTTGTCTAAATTTTTCTTTTTTATCTAAATTTTTCTTTGTCTAAATTTTTCTTTTTTATCTAAATTTTTCTTTTTTATCTAAATTTTTTTTTGTCTCCTCGGATAAATTCAATTTATTGAATTTTCCAATTTCTAAAAGAAAGAGTAAGAAAGAGGAAGAGTTATGTGGGGGTAATATAATTGGTTACTTTATTTACGATTGAACGCAATCGTATAGGAATAATAAGCCTACGTTTTGCAATATATACATCTGTATATGTTTGTAATTTATGAAGACAACATTGAATATTTGTTATATATAAATCCTTACATTGAATTGAATCTGTCTCATATGTATTTTTTACGCAATAACTATATTCACCACTAAATATTCCAATTTTAAATGGTTTTTTTATATATATAAGAAATTCATTTTCTGACAAATTACAATCTGAAGTATTACAATCCTCACTTTCACCCTCACTTTCATCGGATGCATTACAATAATTATTTTCAGTTGATGTATTGCAAGTATCAATAATAATACATTGCCCAAATGAAAATATTATATTTGCCTGAATAGTAAAATTATTATGGCATTCATTAAAATTTATTTTAAAATTAGTCAATTCCCCATGTTTAAATCTTTCGGTGAAGGTTATAAATGGATCTAAATAAAAATTACAATTATCAATAACCGTCATTGTTTCTTTGTTTTGTGACATACCATTACAATCTGGTGGATATCCAACTAATAAACCATTTTGAGAATTTATATAAGAATCTAATTGTTCGATACCACTATTAAATTTTTTAATATAAATTCTATCCTCTGTTAATAAATTATGATCATCATAATAAAATGTTAGAAAATATTTATTTCCTATTTTTTTTGTAAAATCACACACTATTTTACAATTAATAATATCTGGCTCAAAATGAATAGGGATATCTGGATTTCTAAACACTAATGATATTGAGTTAAATTGTATAATTGGTTCAGTAAAAATAAATAAATTAGCTCCTTCAAACATTGGGATTGCATTTGTTGCCTCTGGAGAAGTCCCAGTTGTAATGGTATTATATTGTATTCTATACATAAAATGGTGTAATGTATTTATGCCACAATATGATTGAACTCCGGCTTCTTTTAATTGTATTGTAATGATTCCACCAAATGGAGTTTGGGTAAATGGATTTGTTGACCAAGGAATTGCATTTGGTGGTATAGTAGTTGGTAAACTTGATGGCGCCTCCTGTGGTATCTGTTGTGGCTGTAAAACTGGAGATAAATTTTTTGAATTTTCTGGAATTGAATTATTTTGCTCAAGTTGAATATATTGCCCAATATTTAATGTTAATTTTGGATATGAAATTTCTTTTAGTATTGGAAGTGTAAATTTACCCAATTCAATCTCAATAACAGTGTCCAATAATTTATTAGATCCTATTATATTTTGATCTAAATTTGTAGATCCTTGTATTTGTACATTCCATGAGATCTCACCACGAGATAAATTACTATCTGGTGATTTTATAAAAGAATCTAATACTAAATAATTATCAGATACCCCAAATGTTTGGTCTGAATATGGTCGATTTTGTTCAAAATGCATATAATTTCTATTTGCATTTGCATTATTTCTACTATGTGGGGTTATTTTTTCATTGTATACTTGTCGCTTTAATAATTCATGTATATCTATACTAGCACTATCCATTATAAAACTTTATACAGTTGTATATATTTTATACTATTGTATATATTTTATACTATTGTATATCTTTTATACAGTTGTATATATTATATTTAAAAAAAAATAGTATAAATTAATAATTGTATAAATTAATTGTATAAATTTACACTATTTCAATAATTGCTTTTTTTATGTTATTATAAATATTTATACCATGTGTGATAGCATCTAAAATAAATTGATGGATATCATCAGTCTCTTTAAAAGAAAATTGTAAAATTAAATTAGAATCGGAATTAATGTCGGATGTTGCATATATAATACTAGGATGTATTTCTAAAATTAAATGCACTAGTAATACACCAATAGTATGCGTTTCATTAGGAATCATAATTTCATATTTAATCTCTTCATTAGAAATATTTGCCTTACTTGATAGTTGTATGCTACTGCCTTCTTTGGCCTCATCTTCAGTGATAGTGGTCATATGAATAAGTATACTTCTCAATCTAAAAATAATATTATCACATGCGTCCATTAATATTAATATTGTTTCATCATGATTATTATTAGTTGATGCCCTAATATTAAATGTTATGGAATAATTATTTGGTTTTGATATAAATGAAGATTCTTTATACCCACTCTCATGTGAAAATGTTTTTAATCTATTTTCCTCCATATTCATTTCCTCTAAAGAATATTGGGGAATATCTAAAAATTCATGCCTTGAATTGCATGCAATATTTGCACCAGAATAATGGTATCCATATGCCGATACAATCTTAATTCCAGTAATACAAATTTGAGTACCTGGGTTTAATACACATAATGGGAAGGTTGGGCAAAATTTTGGAATCTTTTCTAATACATCTCCATCTGACAAATCACCATCAAACATTAAATCTCCGGACAATATAACTTTTTTATCCATATCATTATTTATTGCATATATGCTAAATGTACATTCTTTTTTAATATCTTTGTGTATTGGATAACATAATGGAATTTGGGATAATTGTTGTTGAAATTGCGCAATATTATTATATGGATCCGTTGAGAAAAAATTATCTGGATCTAATATAGATAAATATCCATGGAGTAATTCATCAGTGACTACTCTACGCAATCCATTTATTACTGGAATACTTAATACCGAACCACTAATATATACAACTACATTTGTAGGAAATACTGGGGGCTCATCAAATCCATACATTTTTTGAAAAAATTCTGGATTGTGTATTTTAAATGGTTTGATTTTAATTTCTATAGATATATCGCCACTTAATTGTGAGATTTTTGATGACATTTTATAAAATAAACAACTATATATTATATAATAAAATATACAACTATATAAATATAATAAGTATAAATTCAAATTTATATATAATATAATGGGTGCAAATCATGGAAAAAAATCAAATTCAAAAAATATAGTTAGTCATTATATTTATATATATGGAGTTGATGGATCAATGCCGGATATTTCAAGAGAACTTGTTTCTTTTATATCACCAAATATTGATTTAATAAAATCAATTGGGGTTGAATTAAGTATTTTTTATTTATCTGAAGATGATATTAAAGATATTGAAATAAATCAATTATTAGAAAAAAATAATATTACAAAATTGCCAGCATTAAAAATTAAGCAAAAAAATAAAAAAAATTTACTTATTGGCAATAATAAAATTATTGATTATTATGCACAACTTCTTGGTAGTGATTTTTTACAAAATAAAAAAAAATATGAAAGTATGCAACAACAACAATTTTTAGCAAAAAAAAATCCCCCATTTCAAAATACACCATTTCAAAATACGCCATTTCAAAATACACCATTTCAAAATACGCCATTTCAAAATACACCATTTCAAAATACACCATTTCAAAATACGCCATTTCAAAATACACCATTTCAAAATACACCATTTCAAAATACGCCATTTCAAAATAAATCAGATGATGATGAATTATCAATAAATGATACAAGAGGCATTATGGATAATTTTAATAAATCAATTAAAGAAAGAGAATCTAGAAATAAACATTCACGAGAGCATTCACGAGATCATTCAAGAGATCATTCACGAGATCATTCACGAGATCATTCACGAGATCATTCACGAGATCATTCAAAAAAATTGCAAAAAAATACTTTACCATCACATATATTAAATGATGATATTCCATTTAGAGAGGGGGAATTAGATGAATTATTAAGTGATAATTTAAATGATGAATTTTCAATTTCAGAGTCATTAAAAAAAATAAATATTAAATCAAATTTACAGACAAATAATAAATTTATGTTAAAAGATGATGATGATGAGGATAATAATGATCAAGATTTATTGATGCAATCGGCATTTTGGAATAAAATTGCTTAAAGCTTATTGATTGCAGCCATATATTCAATATAATCATCCAATAGATTTGAAGTAAAATCTTTATATTGTTTTTTTTCATCATATGGGAGCGATAGTGCGCACTCCTTCATTTTTGGTATAATATATTTAGCGAGCTCTAATTTTTCACCACCGGTGTTTTCTTTAATTTCTTTATCATATTCATTTTCAATAAAGAAACTAGATGATTCATCTACATCCTCTGAATAAATTTTGTCTCTATATTGATATAAATATGGACCACACATATCAATTACTAATTTTGGATCTATTTGAATAATAGTAATAATTCTTTTATGCGCTCTATAAACAATAGGGTCATTTGGAAATCTTTTCATTAAATCTGTGGTGATAACTTTAATTGTATGGCAAAAATTATGAATGTGTTCAATACCATCACTCATTTTTTTTAATTACACTTAGCGAATTAATATTATATAATATGCTATATTTTATATTATATATAAAAATTATTATTTAATATAATATTAATTGTATTAATATAATTATTAATTCTCTAAGTGTATTCATTGTATTAATAATACCAAAAAATGAGTAAAATTAAAATTAAATCAAAAGTTGTAAAATCAACATTACAAAATAAAGATGTCATTGATATGTTTCATGGTGTCATTGGGACGGATGGTGCATCTATATCAATTGTACACCCAAAATACCAATTAATTGAAAAAAATGTAAAACGTTTTTTGCAAGTATTAGATATGCTCTATAATGAAAAATTTCTAGATTTTTTTACAACATTTAAGGATAATTTGGATATGTATTTATTTTCATTAAGGAGACAATTTGTCAATTCATTTAATGCCCCAAACATTGATAATTTTTTATCTAAGGGTAACGAAATCATTCATAGGCTTAGTCCAGTTGTAGTTGATTATTCTGGAGTTCCAGTGGATGTAGTAAATTCATTTAATGAAATATATACAGAAATGAAAAAATGTAGTCTTATTAATACTATTATTGTAACTTGCAAAAATTTAATCCCACATAAAAAATCAATTGAGGACGTTAATGAATTAAAAGATAAATTTTTATTAAAGGGTGGATTAAATTTTGCACCTTTACCATTTCTTATTTTTAATTTTAAGCAAATTTATATTGATGATAGACTATCTGAAGAGAATAAAGATTTTATATTAGTGATCTTACACAAATTATATACAATTAGTCATGAAATATATGATACAATCTCATCCCCTGATATTGATGTAAATGAATTTGTAACTATTATTATGAATTCCATTGATGATGTTAAAAAACACATCCCTAGGTGTGATCAAGCATTTAATAAAATTGCGGAAAGTGTTGATTTATTAAGGGGAAATTTTAATTCATATTACAAAGATTATATATCATCAAATAATCCAACTATTATTATGGAGAATTTTGTTTTAGACGTTAGTAAAAATACACGAGCGTCTCCAACCTTAACCGCACAATTTAGAAAGATTATTTCACATTATAGAAAAATTGCCTCACAGCAAGCAAATAACCCAAAACTACAAACACTATTTCAACAAGTAGATAAAAATTTTCAAGAATTAGAAAATCAAAGAAAAAAAGCAGATAGTGGAGAAAATGATGGTGATGAAGATGCTGATGAAGATGCAGATGCCGATGAAGATGTTGAAATGACTGAAGAAGAACAAAAAAAAATGGAAGAAGGATTGGATAAAATGATGAATGATATGAGCGAAAAACATCCAATATTAAAAAATATGATGTCAAATTTAAATAGCAATTCTGATGCAACTGCAACGACGGCAACTGCAACTGCAACTGCAACCGCAACGACCGCCAAGGAAGAAATGCCACCTCAACCAAAGCCTTTAACAAAGGCAGAACAAAAAAAAATACATCAAAAAAATAAATTGGCGGTTTTAAAGGCGGAAAGAAAATTAAAAGTGGAGGAAAAAATGGCAGCTAAAGCTAAGGCTAAGGGTGAAGTTAATACAACTGAAGTGAATACAACTGAAGTGAATACAACTGAAGTGAATACAACTGAAGTTAATACAACTGAAGTTAATACAACTGAAGTGAATGCCAAAAATTAAAAATAAAATATTATAATAAATGATTCATTTTTTTTTTATTAATATACTATTAATATATAACATTTAAAAAAATGATTGTTACATTTATTGTTATTATCATAATAATATTAATACTTATTATTATTTTTTGGTGGTTTTGGATAAAGCCACAATCAAATGTTAATGTTATTCCAGATCCTAAAATAGATATAAATGATATTATATATAAAAAAAATTGTCAAATTTATGACAAACACGACAAAGAAAATTGTCAAATTTATGACAAAGCATATAATGGAAATATTGATAATAATATTAATTATATTAATCATACATTAAAAACAAATAAATATAAACCACCATTTAATGTGCTAAGTGGACATTCAGAATTATCCCAATATGAAAATAGTAATGCCCCATATGGTATACCATATAATAGAACAAATATATCAGCCCCAGCAAATCCACCATATAAAGAATCAAATAAATCAACCTTAGATTATGATGAGCAAAATACATATCAAGGATTGAGTCGGAATGATCCATATAGACCAATTAATGGACTTATGGATAAAAAAAGATATCTAAATCCATATCTTGTTGAAGAATTGGAGAAAGAGGAGCGAAGGGAATGGTGGGGGAATGGTGAAGTATAACACAAATTTATATATACAATGAATTTTATAAATTTTTATTTAATTTTATAAATTTATATTTCATTGTATATATAAAATTAATAAAAATGGATTGGGCATATTATATGGACAATTATAAACAAAAAAAACACCATAAATCAAATAATGCCACTATAATTGCAGTTGTGCTTATCATTGTAATTATTATCATTATTTTAATTATTTTTTTTATAAACAAAAATCAACAAAAAAATGTGATTGAGCCAATAATAAATAAAAAACCAATTATAGCACATAATATTAAAAATAATGACAATATTGATCTTAGACCACAATCTGTCATTGATCAAGAAAATGAAATAACTGAAAATTTAAATAAAGTATATTATTCAGAGCAATTAAATCCACTTCTTGTGGGCAAATGGCATGAATCTACTAATTATAAAAAACCAATATATATACAAAGATCATCGGATGGGACACCATTATTTAATAATACTAGACCAATAAGTAAATATGGTAAAATTGGATATTCTTCGCCAAGAGGTTTATCTGAATATAATTCGGCACATTATGATAAAGATGTTGGCAATACCAAATATATTTGGAGAAATGGAAAATTAACAAATCAAAAATATGATGACATGATTAATTCATTAGAATCAATTGATAATGATTTGTATAATAATATTGCACAGGGCATATATGATAAACCACAATCAGAACAAAATCTACAAGAAATTGCAAAAAAAATAACATATGAAAACAATGGAATTTCTCAAAATTGGAATTTACCATCTACATCAATTTTAAATTTTGCTATGAAGCCTAAAAATAATAAATCAATGGAGGGTGGTAATGATTATTATGGCATTGAAGGCGCAACCCCGGCCATTCAAGATGGATTGTCCATGATGTTTGTCCCAGACCATTCACCATTAATGTAATTACGCATTTGCTATTTTTTGTTTCAAAATGGCATTATATATAGCATTTCTTCTATTTGTTTGAAGGTTATTATCTTGTTGCTCTAGTTCCAATTTAGCCTCTTCTTCTATTTTTTTAAATAGTTCATCCTCATCAATTAGATTGCGAATAATTTCTTCTCTATAATTATCAATTTCTTTTTTTGTCACATTCAAATTAATATTTTTATATAATAATACTAAATATTCCCCTTGCGTTTTTAAAAAATCATGCCTAGAAGAAATTTCCGCATTTATAAAAAATGATAAATATTCTTTAAACGCTTGAGTTTTAAATTGTCGCATCTGAACCATCCATCGCAATACTAATGGAAATAATAATGAAAAATGAGTATACTCAATTTGAAGCTCTTCTAATAATTTTACTTCATATTCATCAGTTTTTTTATTCTCTAAATTATTCTTCAAATTATGCTCTATAACAAATTTCCAAATATTTGTTGCAATTGTAGACACTTTATGAATTTTTACATCTTCAGTGTCATCAATATCGCAAAAATTGCTTAAATCTGTATAAATATTTGGGGGGGATTTTTGTTCCGACATTAAAAAAAAGAAAAATATATATTTTTATATATTTATTATTTTAATAGAAATAATTTGTTATGTCTTTATCACTGTCGCCGTCACTGTCGCTGTCGCCTTTGCTGTCATCATTGCCTTTGCTGACATTATCATTATCATCGTCGCCGTTGACATTATCGTCGCTGTCATTGCCGTCATTATCGCCGTTGCCGTCGCTGTTACTGTCATTATCGCTGTTGACATTATCGTCGTCGCGATTACCGTCATTATCGCTGTTGACATTATCGTCGCCATCATTATCGCTGTTGCCGTCGCTGTTGCTGTTGCCGTCGCTGTTGCTGTTGCCGTCGCTGTTGCCGTCGCTGTTGCCGTCGCCTTCGCTGTCATTATTATTAGACAATTCAATAAATTTTGTAATTTCTAATTCCTCACTATTATTTTCAATATGATCATGCTCATTCGTTAAAACTATAAATTTACTAAATCTAGGAATACCATCATTGTCGTTGTTGTTGTCACCATCGTCACTGTCATCATCATCACTGTCATCATCGTCACTGTCATCATCGTCACTGTCATCATCGTCATTGTCACCATCGTCATTGTCACCATCACTGTCGCCACTATCATTATCGTCACTGCCACCACTGTCATTATCGTCACTGTCACCATCGCCACTGTCATTATCGTCACTGCCATTATCGTCACTATCACCATTAATAATATCACTGTCACCATTTATTACAATATTGTCATCATCTCTATCATCATCACTTCCATATCCATTAGAAATATTAATTTCGCTATCACTACTTTCATACCCACCACATATTATTTCTAACTTTTTGCCACTATTTATTAAATATGGCTCATTTTTTAACATATTAGTTAATTCTTCCATTTATATAATTATATGTATATTTTTAATTATTTATATTTTTAATTCTTTATATTTTTAATTCTTTATAATTCTTTATATTTTTAATTCTTTATAATTCTTTATATTTTTAATTATTTATATTTTTAATTATTTTTTAACTGTTTTAATGGTTTTGATAAAAATTCAAGTCTATTTTTTATGATATTATATATGTGAGTAATAAGAGATGGATTAATTGATTCAATAATATCTAAATTTATATTTACCCCATGCATGCCAACATTTTCTGAAATAATAGAATTTTGAACATCCTCAGTTTCAATAATTATTATTGATAATATATTTATTTTTATATCTCTATTTAAAATATATGCATTTTCTATAATAAATTTTTTTTGATTGTTTAAATTTGGTATTGTTGATAACATTTAATATATTATATTTGAAATATAGTATTATATAATATAAGTGTATTATAATAATATAAGTATATTATATAGTAGTATAAGTGTATTATACTCGTATTATACTCGTATTATAATGGCGGAAGAGAGAGAATTTTGCAAAACTTTTGTTATTAGAAATCCAATGGATCCAAATTATTCAAAGGATAAAAAAAAATACATAATGAATATATTAAATGCTAAATTTGTTAATTATTGCCATGGTGGTTGTCTTATTATCAAAATAAAAAAAATTGATGAGATATCAATGTGTGAAATTATTAATTCTAATTTATCCGGCTCTGGCCAAGTAAATGTTAAATTTACCGCATATGTAAAATCATTTTATAATGGAGAATTAATATGCTATGTACAAATATTAAAAACGTCTCCATTTATAATTGGAAATTATAGAGATATTATAAAGATACCAAATACCGAACATGCAGAGGAGGAAGAATTTGAGATTCAAGCAACTGTATCACTTCAATATGGCGTAAATATGGGAACCATTCCATTAGAAAAGACAATTAGTAGTATAAGAGAATCACAATTTGTACCTATGAGAATTATTCAATGTTTGCATAAATGCTTAGAGTCAAGAGTTGGCATTGTGGGTGAATTAATTATGTGCGATCAAAGATATAATAAATATATAGTGACGTCACCAATTACCGAATTGGGTATGTATAATATTTATTTAATTTTATACGAAATAAGAGAAGAATTAACGCTTAGATCTAATATATTAGAAAATTTAGATGAAAATATTAAAAACAATATATTATATTTTGAATCATTATTATATTCCTACAAATATAATACAAAACTATCTATTGACAATATTCACCAAATTGAATCAGAGCATTATCCTATTTGGTGGGGATTACATCCAATAAAACAAGGTGAGGCCAATAATGGCGAAACTATTAATTTATTAGATCATTTCAGTAAAGAATCGCCAAATGTTATTGGAATGTGGAGTAGACCATTACACTTGTTTAAATCGTCCCCTATAGCAATATTTGAACCAATGTCAAGCGCAAGTGCAATGTCAAGTGCAAGCGCAACAGCGGAATCAAAATATGACATTTTAGAAGAAGGTAGATCAGATGTGGTATTTATTACATATTTTAAAAACATGTTAGATTCATTAAAGATTATTCGAAAAATGTCGGAATTATATAATACAGATGCCCTTCTCAAATCACATCAAAATTTATGGGATGGGATGAAATCTGTCCAATTTATTGCATAATCTTTGAAATTTAATAAATTGAATTTGTCCGAAGAGGCTATTTTTTATTATATTTATATTTTTTTATTATATTTATATTTTTTTATTATATTTATATTTTTTAATTATTATAGAATCTTATATAATATTTTATTATAATGTTGGGGTATGTATGTATTATTACATTTATATTATTAATATTAGTTTCAGTATTAATATGTTTATTGGCCATTAATAAAAAATGTTATTTGGGTGGTGGTCAATTAGCAACTTTAAATAATGAAAATTTAATAAAACCAATGTTGGAAACAAACTCAATATTGGAAACAAAACCAATGTTGGAAACAACCTCAATGTTGGAAACAAAACCAATTATAACTAATAAAGAGCCTCAAAAAAAACCAAGCATTGAAGAATTAGATATATTATTTCCAATATATGACAGAACTCATACTTACACATATGAAGAATTATTACAGTTATATTATGAATTTAATTCTCCAATTGAACCATTAAATTCAGATCAATTATTAATAGATTATGTTCATTATTTAGAAAATGAAGTTAACAAGAAAACCGGTGGAGATTGTACTGACTTTGCATCAACAATTAAATCTCAATTAGAAACAGACCCAAGTAGAGTTAATAGATTATATCCTCCAACAGAAAATTATGCTACATATAGCTGGCAACATTTAACAAAATTGAAAGATTGTGAGTCTAATGTATATGGTATGCAAAATCCATATGTTTCAAATTGTGAAACAATGTATAAATTTTTACGATTTTTAA